GGTCGGCTGCCTTCGACGCCAGGGGCAACGGTCAGCAGCTGGCAGAGGCCGCCGCCGACAAGTACGGCCACAGCCTGGTGCACCAGGTCATGCTGTCCGACAAGTGGTACAGCGAGCAGCTGCCACCGTTTAAAGCCGGGTTTGAAGATGGTCTGATCGAGATCCCGCAGGATGCCGACGTGTCCCGCGATCTGCGAGCCTTCAAGGTGATCGACGGCGTTCCCAAGATGCCCAAGGAAAAGACCGAGAAAGGGCAGAGCCAGCGCCACGGCGATGCCGGTATCGCCCTGGTCATGGCCTGGTTCGCCAGCCGTCAGGAAGGCTTTACCGACTATGCCTATCATGCTGTCAAGGGCAAAGACCTCACCGATCTGCCCCGGTCCATCAGCACCACCCACGGCATTGGCCGTCAACAAGGAGCCTGGTAATGGCTACACTTTTAGATGCCTACGGGCAACCGATCAAACGGGAGCTGCTGGACAAACCGCTGGCAGCTCCAACCCTTTCCGGCGTTCGCTCGATCTGGAACTACTCCTATATTACCGGCGGGCTTACCCCGGTTAAACTGGCCACCCTGCTGCGCAACGCAACAGAAGGCGATGCCGACGCCCAGCTTACCCTGGCCGAAGAGATGGAAGAAAAAGACCCCCACTACGCCAGCGTGTTGGGCACCCGCAAGCGTGCCGTGACCCGGTTGCCGATAGTGGTGGAAGCCGCCAGCGATAAGCCTGATGATCTGAAGATGGCCGATGAGGTGCGTGCTCTGTTTAAGCGCACCGGCACCAAGGCCATGCTGGAAAGTTGCCTTGATGCCCTGGGTAAAGGCTACAGCGCGGTTGAAATAAACTGGGACAAGTCGCGATTGCCCTGGATACCTGACTATACCTGGCGCGATCCGCGCTTCTTCCAGTTCGACCGCGACACGCTCCAGGAACTGCGGCTGAAAGATGAGTCGGACATGATGAACGGGCTGCGCCTGCCGCCCTACAAGTTCATCGTCCATACCCCTCGCCTGAAAAGCGGCATTCCCCTGCGTGGTGGCCTGGCCAGGCTGGCAGCCTGGACCTACCTGTTCAAGAACTTCACCGTCAAGGATTGGATGGCCTTCTGTGAGGTGTTCGGCATGCCGATGCGGGTGGGCAAATACCGCCCCAACGAGACCGAAGATAACATCGCCATCCTGAAATCCGCCGTGGCCAACCTGGGCAGCGATGCCGCCGCCGTGATCCCGGAAGGGATGCTGATCGAGTTTATCGAAACCGGCAAGGGCTCCTCAGGTGGCAACACACTGTTCGAGCGGATCGCCAACTGGTTTGACAAGCAGCTCTCCAAGGCGGTGCTGGGCCAGACCATGACCGCCGACGATGGATCAAGCCGGTCTCAGGCCCAGGTGCATGACGAGGTGCGCACCGATCTGCGCGATGCCGATGCCGAGCAGTTGGCCGAAACCCTGATGCGCGACGTGGTGGTGCCCTTCATCAATCTCAACTGGGGGCCGAGAGAGAACTACCCACACCTGGCTCTGCGCGAACCTGAAACCGCCGATATCACCATCCTGTCTGATGCCCTGGCCAAGCTGGTGCCGTTGGGCCTGCGGGTGGAGGCCAGCGAGGTACGAGACAAGATGGGCTTCAGCGACCCGGCCAAGGATGCCGAGTGTCTGCAACCACAAGGCCAGCCAGCCGTGCCCACACCTCCGGCCAAAAATACCGCCCTTAACCGGGAACAGGCAGGGACCCTGCCGGTTCAGGATCTGGACGCCCTGCTGGCGACCATCACTCCCGACACCATGCGCGCCGATATTGGTGCCATCTTAAAGCCCGTTTTAACCGGCATTCAAAAAGGAGACAGCTATGAAGATGCATTAGCATCGCTGATTGAAGCATATCCGCAGATGGATACCGATGTCATCCAGCAGCAACTGACCAGGCTGATCTTTGTTGCCGAAGTCTGGGGTAGACTCCATGACCAAGCCTGATCTGTCTCACGTCTTTGGTCTGCCCCCTGCAGAGGCCATCAGCTATCTGAAGGGCAAGGGCTTCACCTTCTCCTGGGATTGGCAGGATGTTTGGCAGGAAGCCCACACCAAGGCGTTTACCGTGGCCAAGGCTCTACGGTTGGATGTGCTGCAGGATATCCATGCCGAGCTGGTCAAAGCTAAAGAGACAGGCACAACCTTCCGCGACTTTAAGAAAAACCTGCAGCCCATGCTGGAAGCAAAGGGCTGGTGGGGCAGGCAACTGGTTGGTGATGGGCAAGGCGGTGCAGAATCGGTGCAGCTCGGTTCGCCCTGGCGGCTGAAGACTATCTTTGAGACCAACATGCAGACCGCCTTTGAGGCCGGTAATTACAAACAGAACCTTGAAAACGCCAGCGACCGGCCTTACTGGATGTACTCGGCGGTTGGCGACAAGCGTACCCGCCCGGCCCACAATGCCTTGAACGGCCTGGTATTTCGCTATGACGACCCGTTCTGGCAAACGCATCATCCGCCCAACGGCTTTCGCTGCCGCTGTTCGGTTCGCGCCCTGGATGGCGATGGCTACCAGGCCAAGCTAAAAGCTGGAGAGGTGGCGCTCAGATCCACCACCGGCCTAAACCCCACCGCCACCCTGGCCGATCAGGAGCGTCTGATCAGTAAGCGCACCGGCGAGATGGCCCCGGTAACGGTACTGAAGACCACTGACCGGTTGGGTGGCAAGCTGACCATGTCTCCAGATGTTGGATGGAATTACAACCCAGGCCGGGCATGGACAAAGCCATTCACGCCTGCCCCTTATGACCCTGATACGGCTGGCAGCATCAAGACAATAGGCGGGGCCTTCCATGCCAGGCGTCCCATCTCCGAGCTACCGGACAAGCAGCTCACCCCCGATATGCTGTTACCCTCACACCAGACCAGCGGTTGGAGTGAGACGGAATATGTCAACCGCTTCCTGGGAGAGTTCGGCGCACAGATCGGCAGGCCCACCGTCTACCGGGACGTTATTAACGATGCGCTGGTGATCTCCGACAGTCTATTCCTGGATCGTCAGGCAAATAAGCTGAAAGTTTTCCGGGCCGACCGGGAAATCTACCTGAAGCTGTTGGCCGACACCATTAAAGACCCGGCAGAGATATGGTTGACACCGGTTGAGGCCATAGGCCACCAGCGCCTATGCAAGCGCTACATTGGAATTTACAAGGCTGGGGACAGAATTGAGGGTGGGTTTGTAATCTTCGATTTGATCGACGGCATGTGGCACGGTACCACGGTGTTCAGTCCTGAACGGATGGCATACCTGGACAAACAAAGGGCAGGGGTATTGCTGTACACAAAAAAATAGCTCAAGGAACATCCTACCCGGCAACCCGGGTCCGTTAACGGCCCCAGATAAGGTGGCCTCTCCCTTGAGCTGTGTATAAGCCTACCCCCTAGCCAAGGGAAAGTCAATATGAGCGATCTGATAACCCTTAACGTCTCCGACCGTGAGGTAGACATCCATCTGNNAAACATGCGGCCGGTGATGCGGGAAGTGTCAGGCGACATGTATGACGCCGTGATGGAAAATATTGACCGGGAAGGTCGCCCCAGGCCCTGGAAAAAATCGCGCCGGGCAATCAAGCAGGGCGGTAAAACCCTACAGCATACCCGCCGACTGATGAAATCCATAACCAGGGAATACGACGCCAGCCAGGCGCGGATAGGTACTAACCTTGATTACGCCGCCATTCACCACTTCGGGGGGGGTATCCGCTTCCAGGGCCGTGAGCGGATCATGAACTTCAAGCAGGTACGGCGTGGCACGATGACCTTTGGCCGGCCCGGTACCGGCGACCGCTTTGCAAAGGCTGGTCAGGCGCACTACAGCATGAAGGTAAGCGGCAAGGCCTACAGCGTAAGCATGCCCGCCCGGCCGTACATGTTTCTGCTTGACGAAGATCTTGCCAGGGTGATCAGCCGTATGAAACGTTACATGGAAAATTGATATAAGCCCCTGTAAGCCGTTTTTGAGTCCTTGTCCCTCCGTGTGCCGGGAGCCGGTTGTAAAAATGGCACACGTCGAGATTTAAAGACGGTTTAAACGGGGTTCCATGTTGTGGCTGTCCCCTGTTTTTAGTTCTACCTCTGCTCCTCTCCCACCACTCAGCGCTCCAATCTTTCTAAACCCCTTTATTTCAGTTGGCTACTCCCCCCGGTGTACGGTGCGCCATAGCACCGTACACAACGGGAGGAATAATGGCCCTTAACCACGAACATACCGCCCCCCAGGCGGCGCTTAACTTTGAGCTCCCCCAGGCAGGCGGTCCCGCTCCGGAATGGATACAGCTGCTGCCGGCCGGGTCTCCCATTGTCGGCCGTGACGGTCGCTCCTGGAACAACGATATCCCCGCCGGGATCGTGGATGCCTTTGCCGCCGATGGCAAACCGATGCCGCTGGACTGGGAACATGCCACAGAACTGAAGGCCCCCAAGGGTGAGCCGGCCCCGGCCGCCGGCTGGATCGTCGAGCTGGAGCTGCGCCAGGATGGTTCCCTGTGGGGCCGGGTAGAGTGGACCCCCCGTGGTGCAGTTGCCGTCGGCAACAAGGAATACCGCTTCATCAGCCCTGTATTCATCTATGACCGAGCCACCAGCCTCATCATGAAGCTGACCTCGGTTGGCCTCACCAACCGCCCCAATCTTTATCTTCAGGCACTGAACCGCCAACACCACGAGGAGGAAGCACCTATGCTCAAGAAATTGCTGCAGGCCCTCGGATTGTCCGAGACCGCCACCGAAGAGGCGGCGCTTAACCAGATCACCAAGCTGCAGGGTGATCTCGCCACCGCCCTTAACCGGGCAGAACAACCGTCCCTGGACAAGTTTGTGCCCAAGGCCGATTACGACGCCGTGGTGGCCAAGGCCGCCAATACCGAGCAAACCCTGAAGACGGTCCAGGATCATATCACCGAGACCGCCATCAACGCCGAGATTGATGCCGCCTTGAAAGCCGGCAAGATCACCCCGGCCACGGTGGATTACCACAAGGCCCTGTGCCGTCAGGAGGGCGGACTGGATCGCTTCAAGGCATTCTGCCAGGTAGCTCCCACGGTTGCGGCTGATAGCGACCTGGACACCAGAAAGCCAGGCGATGAGTCCACTGCCCTCAACGCTGAAGAGGCCCGTGTTGCCTCCATGTTCGGCAACACCGCCGAAGACATCACCAAGTACGGGAAAGGAGCATAACCATGGCGCTGACTGCCGACCGTAATACCCCGATGAAAGATGGCGAGCTGATCGCCGTACCCGTTGCCGCCAACGCCGTGATCCACGCCGGTGCCCTGGTGGCCGCCAATGCCACCGGTTTTGCCGTGCCAGGTTCTGTTGCCACCACCCTGACCTACCTGGGCCGGGCCGAAGAGGCCGCCGATGCTACCGGCTACGCTGATGGCATCGCAACGGTGCAGGTCCGTCGCGGCAAGGCCTTCAAGTTCAAAAGCAGCAGCACCGACCCGGTCACCCAAGCCAGCCTGGGCAAGGTCTGCTACATCGTCGACGACGAGACCGTGGCCGCCACCAACGGCACTGGCACCCGTTCCGCTGCCGGCATCGTGCTGGGCATCGATACCGAAGGCGTCTGGATCAAGTAACCCATAATCCCCAAGGAGGATATGACCCATGATCATCAATGCATCCACCCTGTCTCAGATTTTCATCAATCTGAAGACCACCTTTAACAAGGCATTCGAGGCCACCCCCAGTTTCTGGGAAAAGGTCGCCATGCTGGTGCCCAGCGGCACCGCCACCAACGATTACAAGTGGCTGGCCAACTTCCCCCGCATGAAGAAGTGGATCGGCGAGAAGTCGGTCAAGGCGCTGGCCGCCTTCGGCTACACCATCACCAACGATGACTTTGAGGCCACCGTCGAGGTCGACCGCAACCACATCGAAGATGATCAGTTGGGTATCTACGCGCCCCAGGCCCAGATGGCCGGCTACTCGGCCAAGCAGCTGCCCGACGAGATCGTGGCCGACCTGGTCAACGGCGTGTTCACCCAGAAGTGTTACGACGGCCAGTACATGTGCGACACCGATCACCCGGTAACAGACAAGGATGGCAACGTCCAGTCTGTGTCCAACAAGGGCACCAAGGCCCTGTCCGCAGCCACCCAGGCCGCCGCCATCGCCTCCCTGGGCGCAGCCCGCACCGCCATGAAGAAATTTAAGGACGACGAAGGCCGCCCGCTGAACATCACCCCCAACGTGTTGCTGGTGCCGCCCGCCCTGGAGGATATCGCCAACATCTTGGCCACCAACGACAAGCTGGATGATGGCAAGCCCAACCCCTACAAGGGCACCATCATTGTGGTCTGCGATGCCCGGCTCACCTCCGACACCGCCTATTTCCTGCTGGATACCACCAAGCCGGTCAAGCCGTTCC